GACGCGCTGTTTTTCGAAACGGCGACGGGCGGCAGCGGCACCTATGTCGTAAATATCTTGTCTGGATCCTTCCTGCGCGGCGGTGGCGGCGGCGGAGGGCGAGGCGGTTCGGCTGGGGCGCGATTGTCCTCGGGGAGTGGAAAAGGCGCGACATACTGCGTCAGTCCACAGCGGTACGGCAGCGTCGGTGCCAACGGGTCGGCTGGCACGTTTGCCGCAGGCACCGCTGGTTCGGCTGGCACATATCCGGGTGCGCATAACGGGTTCACCTGCCCAGTTTCGATAGGTGCTGGGGCTGGTGGCGCTGGCGGAGCGCAGGGGTTTGCCGCTCGATTTGGTGGCAGAACTGTCAGTGTCAATAATTCTGGAACAGTCTTAGGGAGTACCGCGTAATGAAAGTACTTATACCTTTCACAGGTGGCATAAATTCTACTTATGCGATGCACAAGTGGCTCACAGAAACGGACCACGAAATCTACGCCAAATATGGTATCGACACATGGCTGCCGCAGGAAAAAACCGACCTTGAGGTCGAGCGCATAAACCTGTCAGTCGCGTGGCTGAAAGAAAATTGCCGAGATTTTAATTTTGAGATTCGAGATTTTCGCGACCCATACGTTGAAGACATTGTGCCCATCCGCGAAGGTTTTACAGAAGGGACGCTGGATCAAGGACGACTGCGGCGGCGCTACGAAGCGGCAGGTCAGTGGGCCATCGAGGTAAATGCAGATGGCGTGGTGATGGGCGTAAGCGTCGAAAATACCTCGATGGACTGCGGGTATAACGCCCTCCGAATTGAGATCGAAAAAACTGGCGTCGATATATATCTGCCAAGCCTTGGTTTTGACCCAGCCCCGACGGGTGCTGATTTTGATTGGGACGAAATTGCGGCACGAATGACGGGCCGATACGAGCAGTTTGAGGCGTTGCCTACCGCGTTGCAGCAGTTCATCCAGCGTTGCGATGCAACGGTCTGCACAGACCTGACCTGTTTGACGTGTGCGTACACGCGAGGCTACGAAAAGTTTGTCGCTGACGGAAAAACGGGTAGGGATTTTGACCGCCACTGCGCGGAAAAGGGCAGCTACGGCCCGTGGCGATCAGAGGCCGACCCGTCTGTATATCATTATCGCGGCGGCTGTTGCGACGAGTGCGGCCTGTTTAACTATTTGGCAGATGCCGCTGGTCGAGAGTGGCCCAGCGTGATCGATGCACGCAATCGTATCCAATGGCTGGCTGACAACGCCGTCGATATGACCGGCATCGAGACAGAAGAACAACTCGGAGATTTCTGTGGCAGAATGGGCAGGATCAATTTGGACCGGGGCGTTGACTCAGACGCAATGACCGGCGACGAGTACTGGGCCGCGATCCTTGAGGCGGCACTGCTGTGACGGCGCGCCCCTTCCTCGTTTTCCTGCTGGTCGTCATTTTGACGGCCTTTTTTGTGGGCAGCCCACACGCGCACGACCTGCCCTGTTTCAAACCGGAGCAGGCCGACTTGCTGCAACCGCGCGACACTTTGCGCGGCTACGGGTTGACGACCGAGGGATTGATCAAACTGTCTGTGACAGCCAGCGGCGCATTCCTGATTACGTTCAGCCCACCGCAATCTGACGGCATGGTCTGCTTGGTGTGGATGGGACAAGGCTGGGAGTTCGTAACGCCGCGTGGCGAGGAGGCTCGATTGCATGACTGATAATATCAAAACCACGGTGGATATCTCCAGCTTGTTCGTCGCCTGGGCCAGCTTGATCGATTGGCTACCTGCCTTGGCTGCGCTGTTGTCCATCGTCTGGACCGGCATTCGGATATATGAGTGGGCTAAGCACAAATGGAGTTAGACGCGCGCATGATCCTGACCGCGGCGGGTATGCTGGTATCCGTAGTAAGTGCAGCGGCTATCGTCCGCCAGAAATTGGCTACTGTCATCGATCAACTCGCCGATACAGAAAAGCGTTTACGCGGCTTAGATCGGCGCATTGATGCGCTGGATACGAGCGCGGAAAAAACGGAGCAGCGCCTGAATATCCTCGCCCAGATGTCAGCGCCGGAACTTTTGAGACGCGATCATATGGCCGCTGCTGTGATGCAAACGGATATCGCGTATCTGAAAGCGGAAACGGCGTCGCTGCGCAAACTCCATAACGGCGTACATATTCCTGTGCCAAACGAAAGGGTTGGAAAATGATTGGATTGGTAAGCGCCGTCCTCCCCGCGGTCACCGACATCGTCGGCAGGTTCCTGCCGGAAGATGCGGAGGAGCGTGCGAAGGCAGAACGTGCAATCAAGGCAAGCCTGACGGAACACCTCGCCAAGGTCGATCTCGCGCAAATAGACGTCAATAAGGAAGAAGCTAAAGGCAACTGGTTTCAATCATCCTGGCGACCGCTCACAGGCTGGACCTGCGCTGCGTCACTGGCGTGGACGTATCTGCTCCAGCCGATGGCGTCGTTCGTGCTGGCGCAGACCGGCCACCTGGTCGATCTGCCGGCGCTCGATATGTCGCAGATGATGCCGATACTTTTGGGGATGCTTGGATTGGGTTCGCTGAGATCTTGGGAGCGTACCAAGGGCGTCAGTAAATGACCTTTGAAGAAAGTCTGCGTTTTGTGCTGGAAGCCGACGAAAGCCTCGTGCCAGAAATTTACGAAGATCACATGTCAAACGCCACGTGCGGCATCGGGCATTTGATTACTGAGGTAGATCGCGAATACGGCTGGCCGATTGGCACCGCGATCAGCGAGGCGCGGGTGACGCAATTGTACAATCAAGATGTTGCTATCGCGCTGGATGATGCTCGCTGGATACATCCAGACTTTGACGACCTGCCGGACCCGGCGCGCATCGTTATCGCATCGCTTTGTTTTCAGTTAGGTCTGCCGCGCTACCAGAAATTCAAACTACATCATGCGGCTGTAGAGGCTAGGGACTGGCGTGAGGCGGCAGCACAGCTTCGTGATAGTAACTTATACCGGCAGACGACGAACCGCACAGAACGCCACGCGCAGCGATTGGAAACTATTGCCTGATTACCGGCAGCAGCAGGGGATCATCTGCGAGACGATCCTGACAGAGTGGCTACTGCGGCAGGGATATTATGTGTGCCGCCCGCTGGCCGCGCAGGGTCCGGTCGATTGTGTGGCGTATAACGACGAAGGCCAGATCCTGCTGCTCGACGCCAAACAAGAAGCACGTCGTGTCAACCCTGGCCGGAAGATACCATCGCGAGTTCATCGTCCGCTGACGGCCCTGCAAAAATCGCTGGGAGTCCGTGTCGCGTACATCGATTTATCGACGCGCGACGTGCATGTGGTGCCGCCGATCGATGAAACGTGACGCTGCCGGCGACCCACTGAGTAGGGACCGGCGCTGCCAAAATATTCCTGCAAATTATTCCCTTGAGAGTTTTCAAAATCCCCTGTAGAAGAATCTTCGTCTTTTGATCGAATGGTTTAAACGCTAAACCTTTGATTTTAAATGAGTTTAGAACGGGGCTTCCACGCTCTTTTAATCAGTGGGTCCCAGGTTCGAGTCCTGGTGGGCGCACCATTTAAAATCAAACACTTAGCGGTGTTTTTAGAACCCTTCGATCTCAGGATCGGGGGGTTTTTTGCGTTTTGCTGCCAAAAATTTTTCCCCGAATTTAATCAGAAGGTCATTTAGTTACTTTTTGACCTTGTAACGTCACGAATAGTGACTATATCTAATGACGAAGGGTGACCCACGGATGGGGCATCCGTAGATCAGGAGAGAGACGATGTTTGTTACCGATAAAAAAATAGCCGAAATCGCCGACAACCTGCAAAGCGCGTTCGAGGTCGGATCGCTGCATTCGCAGTCATCGATCAGTAAAATCGCGGCGCACGCCGCAGACGAACTGGCGGACAGCGGACTGCCTACTCGCAGATCGCTTTGCCTTGTGGTCGCCAAGGTCGCGTTAGCGACTTGGACAGAAACGACCATCCAAACAAAAGCGGCACTTTCTTAATCACACAGCCGGGGCTTCGGCCCCGGCA